GTATTAATTAAGAAGGGAGTCTTTGAGAATCTAGAGTATCCATGGTTTGCCCCTAAGATGCAAGTTTTTGAGAGTGGGAATGTACAGGACATGTGTGGTGAGGATGTCTCATTCTGTTTAGATGCAAAAGAGGCAGGATTTGATATTTGGTGTGATCCTCGCATTCGTGTGGGTCATGAAAAGACTCGTGTTATTTAAGAGGTAAATTATGGCAATTATGAATGGTGGGAATTATGTTCCTGCAAAACCGAAGAAAACTCGTCAAGGAAACTCGCAGAATACTCTTACATCCGCGACTTCTCGTAATAAGGCAAAGAAAAGATATCGTGGACAGGGAAGGGGTTAAATAAGTAAAGATACATTAGTTTATAATGGCAGCACTTATTTGCAATCTTCCATCAGTTGAAGTATGGGTAAGAAAAGAGTATCTTACTGATCATCAATCTGGTCATGGTGAATTCGTTAAAGGCGTCTGGGTATCGTGTAAATCGATACCTGGGCGCACTTTTTATTTTGAGACGTATTTACCTGAATACGCAGCAATGTATGATAAACTACCTATCAGTGCGTTTGTGTCTGCTCCAGAGGCACCTAGCCCCGATATGGACCTTCCTAACCTACAGTTCTGGAACTGTATGGATTATGGTGTTGTAGCAATTACAAAGCAATTTATTGGTTCTATGGACTATGAATTGTATACAAGAGACTTCGGCATTCAGAAAGGTACATATATCTGTACAATAGACAATTATCATCAAGATCCTGAGGTAGTTGATTATGCAACCAGTGAGAATCCTGCAGAACATAAGTCACATAATCTAATTGAATTAGAGAATGGACAGTATGCACTGTATCCAAACAATAGAATGCGTATTTTTGACAATAGTTTAACACCTGTTGAACCAAAAATGCCTGATTTTAAGGTTTCGACTCAGTACTATCAGGTTGAAAATGGTTTTGAACGACTTGGTATGGGTCGTGAAGATGAATATTTCTGGAAAACAGCAAAAGAAAGAGACGAACAATCAGAAAAAGAGGAAAAATGACTACAGAACACGATTTTTTAGACAACTTAGCAAATCACCAGCATCAAAAAATGCTTCGTGAGATTTCAAACGATGATTTAACCCCTAAAAAGAAAGATTCTATCGAAGAAAATGAATTTTTTGAGAATGAGAGCAATCCAGAACCTCTTTACGAGTAAATAATACTAAAATACCTTGATAAATAAGTTATAATTGCCGTAATTTTGTGCCATTAGAGCGAGTTAGTCAAGGTTTTAAAGATGTGAGTATGACTTTTCAGAAACATCCTCTGACAAGTGATATACTTGCACTTAAAAATGAATCTGCGATTGCTCGTTCTGTAAGAAATATCGTTTTTACAACTCCTGGTGAAAAAATCTTTAATCAAGATTTTGGATCTTCTATTAGTAAAGCACTTTTTGAGAATATAAACGATATTTCAGCTAATATTATAAAAGGTGAGATTACCTCATCATTAACAAATTATGAACCAAGAATAAAATTGAAAAAAGTTCAGGTAGATCCCAACTTTGATCAAAATGAATTTAATGTGACTATATTTTATGAAATTATTGGAGCAGATGTTCCAGCACAAGAATTACAATTCGTTTTGCAACCAACAAGGTAAGAAATGCCATTAGCTAATTTTACTAATCTGGATTTTAACCAGGTTAAAACAACACTTAGGGAGTATCTAAAAGAAAACTCCAACTTTACTGATTATGATTTTGAAGGATCTAATCTTTCATCAATACTTGATGTTTTGGCATATAACACTTATATTACTTCATACAATGCCAACATGGTTGCGAGTGAAGTTTTTATTGATAGTGCGACATTAAGAGAGAATGTCGTATCTTTAGCAAGAAATATTGGATATTTACCCAAATCAAGGAAAGCAGCAACTGGAATAATTAGTTTTTACGTTGATACTAGCAATGTTACTCCAAATCCATCAACTCTTACCATTAAAAAGGGTCCTGTAGCAACTTCAGCAGGTGGATTTGGCAATTCATCTTTTGTATTTTCAATTTTAGAAGATATAACAGTTCCTGTAAGAGATGGATTAGCAGAATTTAATAATATTGCAATTTATGAGGGAAGTTTACTAACTGCCAACTTTACTTACAGTGCAAGAAATCCAAATACAAAATTTATCTTAGATAATATTGGAATTGACACTGAATTATTAACAGTAGTAGTAAGACCAAATCAATCCTCTTCAAGGAGTTTAAAGTATAGTCGTCAAGATAGTTTATTTGAAGTAAATCCAAGTTCGACTGTTTACTATCTACAAGAATCAGATGATGAAAGGTATGAGGTAATATTTGGTGATGGAATCTTTGGTAAAAAACTTGAAGATAATAATTATGTTAGTGTAGATTATATTGCATCTAATGGTGATTCAGCAAACGGTGTTGGACAATTTACATTTGCAGGAAGATTAGTTTATTCAAGAAACGCTCAAGAATACATTGTTTCATCAGGAATCTCTCTTGTAACAACTGGATTAAGTGCTAGAGGTGGAGAAGAAATTGAAGGTGTAGAGTCAATTAAGAAATTTGCACCAAGAGTTTATGCATCCCAATATAGAGCATTGACTACAAATGATTATGAATCATTAATACCAACACAAATTTATCCTGAAACTGAGTCTATTTCAGTTTTTGGTGGTGAAGAATTGAATCCACCACAATATGGAAAAGTATTCATTAGTATTAAACCAAGATTTGGAGATTTTATTCCGAATCTTATTAAAGAAAACATCAAGAAAAAATTAAAAAAATATTCAGTTGCAGGAATTGTACCAGAATTACTTGATCTTAAGTATTTGTATGTGGAAGTGACTAGTAAAATTTACTATAATACAAATATGGCACCTTCAGCAACTTTTGTATCAAGTGTTGTTCAAACTAATGTAACTAAGTATTCAGAATCAACTGAATTAAATAAGTATGGAGCAAGATTAAAGTATAGTAAATTGCTTAAATTAATTGATGATAGTCACAATTCAGTGACTTCTAATATCACTACAATTGCAATGAGAAGAGATTTGAGATTAACTTTAAATACTTTTGTTGAATATCAAATTGGATTTGGCAATCAATTCTATATTAAATCTATGAGTGGTTATAATATAAAATCAAGTGGGTTTACTATTGCAGGTATACAAGAAACTGTGTATGTATCAGATATTCCAGACACTAATAGAAGAACTGGACGTTTATTCTTCTTTACTTTACCGACTGCAGGATCTCAATCCCCTACTATAGTCAAAAGAAATGTTGGATTTATCGACTACGAAAAAGGAGTCATTACATTAAATCCAGTTAATATGACAGGTGCAAAAACAAAAGATGGTCAACCAATTCTAGAATTATCAGCAACACCTTTTTCAAATGATGTTATCGGATTACAGGACCTTTATTTGCAACTAGATACTAGTAGCAGTTTATTTGAACCTGTTGTGGATGATGTTACATCTGGACTAGATCCATCTGCCTCTACTTACATTGTTTCTTCAAGTTATGCAAATGGCAATTTAGTACGTTCTGGTGGACCAGAAACTAATATAGTAACAGTAGGTGGTGGATCTAGAGTCACTACACAAACAGTAGGAACCGTAGGTGGCACCACTACATCTACATCATCTGTTTCTACTGGTGGAGCATCATCAGGTGGTTCATCTTCATATTAATCATAATACCAATACAAAGACGATAAATTCATAAAATGTCAGAAACCAGAGTTCAGTTTAGTACTATCATATCTAATCAACTCCCCGCATATGTGAGGGAAGATTACCCATTAATTTCTGAACTTTTAAAGCAATATTATATTGGTCAGGAGTATCAGGGTGGTCCAATTGATTTAATTGAAAATATTGATAGATATATCAAATTAGATAATACTACAAATTTATCAGAAGTTGTAATTCTTTCTGGTGACTTGGGTATTAATGACTCGGTAATACATTTAGACCCAGGAGAGTCTCCGACAGGAACTAACGGGTTTCCAGAGTCATATGGACTACTGAAAATTAATGATGAAGTCATAACGTATACTGGAAAAACTGAGTTTTCTTTTACTGGATGTGTCAGAGGTTTTGTAGGCATAACTTCATATAGAAGTGAATTAAACAAAGAAGAAGTTGTTTTTAACGAAACAGACTCATCTGAACATTTTG